TCCATGCATCTATCCCAGAAAGCAAGGAACGAGCCTGAAGTCGCTGGATCTAGGCGGATGGTTTCCGATGCTCCTGGGCCTGGGCTTATTGCTCCTCGCCTGATGTCTGGGTTGTTGGGATGTGGCAGTTACGGAGACGAAGTTGCAGCTCTAGCGCATGACGTGATGAACATCGACCTGATGCCGTGGCAAAAATTGGCGCTTCAAGGACAACTTGAGCACGATGAGAACGGGGATCTAGTCCGTCGGCGTTCTCTTGTTTCGGTCGCTCGGCAGAATGGCAAGACCGTCGCGCTAAAGGCTTTCATCTTATGGGCCTTGGTAAAAGAACCGATCCGACGTGGCAAGCCCGTCCTCGTGATCTCTACTGCTCACCAGTTGGATCTTGCCGTGGAGATCTTTGAGCAACTTGCTCCGCTACTCGAGGCAAAGTTCGGCGCGAAGGCTTATTGGTCTTACGGTCGCAATGAGGTCGTGATGCCGGACGAGTCGCGCTGGCTAGTTCAAGCTGCAACACCGAAAGCGTTTCACGGGTTCTCGCCGACGTACATTGTCGCCGACGAAGTCTGGAACATCTCTGCCGACGTTCTCTTCAATGGCGCTCTCCCATCTCAACGCGCAATGCAGTCTCCGTTGTTGTCGTGCTGGAGCACGGCTGGCACCGAGGACTCTCATGCAATGCTCAAGATGAGAGAAGAGGGTCTCCGCGCTATTGACGAAAAGAAGTTCTCTAAGTTGTTCTTCGCGGAGTGGAGCGTTCCGCCAGGAGTGGATCCGCTCGAGGAAAAGAGTTGCTGGAGTATGGCTAACCCAGCGATCGGCTACACATTGGATCCCGAGATCTTGGTTGATGAGTCCGAGCAAGTGGACAAAGCAGCCTTCATGAGAGCTTCGCTGAACTTGTGGATCTCAAGCGCTAACTCTTGGCTCAACCCTGGAGTCTTTGACAAATTGACGACGACTTCCATGCCTGAGGGAGGCGTGCTTAGCGTGGACAGTTCAATCGACGAGTCTCTCTACTGCGGAATACGCGCACAGCTCAACGATGAAGGACAGATCGCCGTGACTGTCGAGTTTGTGACAGACACTCTTGGCGCTTGCTGGGAAAAGGTTCACGAGTCCGCTAAGACTTGCCGACAGATCGCGCTCACGCCTTCGCTATTCCAGATGGCTCCGATGGATCTAGACAAGAAAAAAATAGACGTCGGCTATGGAGAACTTGTCACTCACACGAGCACGATCCGTCAGCTCATTACCGAGGGACGCCTTGTGCATACCGGTGAGCAAATGCTCCTCGAGCACGTCAATAGGGCGGTCGGCGTCAAGACACAGTCTGGCTACACGATTAGCAGCCAGAAGAGTAGTGGCCCGATTACTATGGCGAGGTGCATGATCTTCGCAGCTGCACTAGTAGCCAAGCCGACACAAAAGGCAAGAGCAGCCATCGCCTTCGGTAGGTGATCACTTTCTATCTTTTGCCGTGGTGCTTGCTTTTGTTACGCGCTGGGTAGAGACTCCAGGTGATGCCTCTCTTCGGTAAAAAAATCACCGCGCCAGCGTATGCTTCCGCCCCACTAGCGGCTGCATCTGGCGCGTCGCAGATAGGCCAGTTTTATTCGTACACCGTAGGGGCGTTTGAAGAAGCTGCACTATCTGTACCCACCATCACTCGCGCGGTTTCGCTGCTGTCGACGGTGGTGGGAACCCTCGACATGAAGTCCTACGTCCTTCAATGGAACGGCGAGGAGTACGAAAAGATCTATGTGGAGGGCGAGTCTTGGATGACACGGCCTGACCCTAAGGTCACTCGCAACTTCATCATGGCGAAAACGGCGCGAGACCTGATCCTATATGGTCGCGCTTTTTGGGCGGTCACTTCTCGTTATAGCACAGGCTTCCCAGCGACTTTCCAATGGCTTCCAGCGAACATGGTGCAGACTCCTAGCAATGCTCCGCCCGAGTGGTTCGGCCCTGCTGATGAACTTGAGTTCAACGGTCTCCCACTTGATCCGAGCAACGTGATCCAGTTCCTTAACGGCAACCAGGGCGTCATCTATGCAGGCCGTCGCGCAATACAAATTGCTCTTCGTCTGGATGCCTCAGCAGAGCGCTTTGCCACAAATGAAATTGCGGCGGGATATTTGCGGCAGCGTGGTGGCGAGCCTATGAGTGGCGAAGAGCTCGGAGAAATGGCTGCTGCCTGGGCATCTAATCGTCGCACAAATGCGATCGGCGCTCTGAACGAGTTTGTCGAGTTCATTGCCTTTGACCAAGACCCGAGCAAATTGCAGCTCGTTGAAGGGCGCGAGTATCAGACAAAAGAACTGTCTCGCCTTATGGACATTCCTGCCTATCTGCTCGCTATTGACCAAAGCGGTATGACCTACGCAAACGCACAGCAGGCTCGCCAGGATTTGCTGCTCTTTGGAGCACGTCCCCTGCTTCATGCCATCGAGGAACGGTTGTCTATGGACGATGTTCTTCCGAGGGGGAGGCACTGCCAATTCGATCTTGATGAATACGTCGGCGAGTATGCGCCCGATATGGCAGAGCCAGTTATGCAAGAGCCAGCAGTCAACCCACTTTCCGACACGAATAATCTGGAGTAATCATGATCCAATTTCATGCAGACATAGATCTTATTATCGCCGAGGCAGGCGACGACAACCGCCCAGCGCGTATCGCCGGTATCGCCGTCCCCTGGGACGTTGTTGCAACTGTCTCAGGAGGTCAGCGCGTAAAGTTTCTACGTGGCGCGTTTGACCTAAATCAAAAACCAGCAAAACTGCTAGAGAACCACGACATGAGCCAACTTCGCGGAGTAGTCACGTCTATCTCCGATGGCGATGCAGGGCTCGAGTTTGAAGCAACGCTGGCCCAGACAAGAGCATCGGCAGATGTTGTCGCCTTGCTCCAGGCTGGCGCGTATGACTCAGTATCAGTCGGCGCTAATCCAGTCTCATTTAAGTTTGACAAAGCAGGAGTGATGATCGTGTCTAAGGCACAGATGATTGAGCTCTCACTTGTCGCGGTTCCTGCTTTTTCGGAAGCAGTAATCACAGAAATCGCAGCCTCGGCCGATCCTGAGGAAAGCGAAATAGAAGAAGAAACCCTAGACACCCCTGAGGAGGAAAACGTGTCAGAAGCAATCAAGGCCGAGTCAGCAGAGTCGGTAACAACCCCAACAAGCCCAATACTTTACGCACAAGCAAAGCAAGAGTTCAAACTTCCTTCGGCTGGCGAATGGATCTCCGCACAAATGCAAGGTGGCGCTATCGCTGCTGAGTTCAATGCTCGCCTACGCGCTGCAGCTCCAGATGTAACAACCGCCGATCTTGACGGCATCTTGCCATTGCCAATTTTGGCTCCGATCTACTCTGGGATCCAAGGCCTTCGCCCTGTCGTTGATGCAATCGGCGCTCGCCAAATGCCCCAGGGTGGCAAAGTGTTCATCGTTCCAAAAATCACGACACACACTTCAATCGGTGGCCCACAAACACAGAACACCACAATCACCGCTGGACAATTCATTGTCGATGACATCCAAATTACCAAGGACATCTACGGCGGATACGTCGAAGTTTCCGAGGCTTCAATCGACTGGACTTCGCCAGAAGTTCTTCAAGGTCTTCTTGAGGACATGGGCAAAAAATACGCCCTTGCCACAGACAATGCGGCAGCCGACGCGCTTCTTGCAGGCACATCGCAGACCACAGGCAACGTCGCCACAACCGATCCAGGCGACTGGATTGCAAAGGTTTATGCTTGTGCAAACACCATCCTTTCAAATGGCAACTACCTTCCAGATCACATGTTCGTGTCTGGTGACGTATTTGCGCAGCTTGGATCGTTGGATGACACGTCAGGCAGGCCGTTATTTCCACAGGTCGGCCCGATGAACGCATTTGGCACAATGAACGCAGGTTCACGTGAAGCAGTTGTATTCGGACTTCGTCTCGTAGTTGATACGAACTTCGCAGCAAAGACAACCATCGTCGGCGCAGCTGCTACCGGTGCTTTCCGTTGCTATGAGCAGCAAAAGGGTGCTATTAGCCTCGACAATCCTTCAACCTTGTCGCGCACAATTGCTTTCCGTGGCTACTTTGCTCCGAAGATGATTGACGCTGGCCAGTTCATGAAGATCCCACAGGCCTAAACCTTAAGCACCGCCCGAGAAAGTTTGCATCATGGCAGTTTACGCAGTCACTTTTCATCAGCGACTAGACGACTACGCCGTGGTGCAAACTCTCGAGGACACGGACATCGGCATCGGTCAAAGCATTACGCTTGCAGGCCTAGGTCACAGTTTGAACGGCACACACACCGTTTATGCGATCAACCCTTATTATTTCATAGGCGTTGACGAAGAAGGCGACCTGCTTTTCAACTACGACATCTACATCGGCAACCAAGTCATCTTCTATGACGCTGGCGACGACTTAGAACGTAGTGCAGCGATCCCTAACGGGACGCTCCAATGGACTCAGACCGCCAGCTGGATCGTTGCAGCCGACGTTCTTGCCTGGCTCGGAATTAGTGTCGCTACCGCAAACGACACAGCCTTCGTTGGCTCATGCACGGATGCAGCTAACGCGTTCGCGTTTCGGCGACGTAAGGAAGCAGGTTATTTTGACTCGCTTACTACCGTCCCAGGCGCGGACGTCAAACTCGGGACAACAATGCTGGCTGGAGCTCTTTATCGT